TCTTCTGCTATTCTATTGTACCATTGAGCATCATACGCATCACTGCATTTATTTGATTCATCTAACAGTTGACCCATTCTTACCTTAATATACTGTGCTGGATCAGCCGGTTTATCTCTACGCATTAATATTTGCCAATTGATCTAAAAGGCTATTACTTTCTCGAGGTGGATCATTAGGCCATTCTTTATGTAGTGGAAGATCCCATTCAGCAATTGGCTTATTTGTTATCCTCCAAAGAACATCAGTAGGCCAATCATCGGCAGTACGAAACATGATGTGGACTAACTTAGCATTTTCAGGCCTGTTATCACCAATCTTTGCATTCGGATGAGAACCTACTTTATGCATATAGCAATTCCATTCGTTTGGTAACCGCTTTAAATTAAATCCCGGTAAATGGATAAACGCTGAGAAATAGTCTTGAAACAATTTGTAGAATTTAGGAAAGCCATTCATCCGATCAACATACTCTTGGAATGTTGGCCATTCAGACTTCATCTTTGCCAGACCAGCTTTTGAGATAACAACAACTCCAGTATTGAATACTTCAGGCCTCTGCTTTTCATCTACTGGATATTCTACACCCCAATGTTTCTTACAGACCTCAGCCCATTCTTTATCGATCTTACTATTGATGCCACCAGAATTATATATCGTTCTGAAATACGGCTGCTTTGGCTCTGTACAGATACCAGCATCTTCACCGTCTAACAAATCAAAGATATTATCTGACAAGCCTTCGGTAGGAAAAACATCAACATCGCATAGCATCACATTGTCGTATTCATCGAATGAATCATCGACTAATGGATTGGCTGGCTCATAATAGATTGGAACATTCACTACTTGACCGGCAATGGTTGTATTAAAATCAAATTTGTATTCAGCACCAATCCGATCAGCGTACTCTTTCATAAGCTTGCAGCTGTATTCCACACCCGGCTTCATATCGCCTTTCCAGTATTGGTAAATTATATTTTTCATTCTTTATTCTCCAGAAATTTTTCCACTGTTGCCAGTGATGAGTTGATTGCCTGATGCATATCAACGTATACGTACATTCCACATCTGCCTATAAATGTCACATCTTTATTAGCTATGTTCTTATAGTTATTATATATGATTCTATTACTACCATCAATATCTTTGACTGGATAGTACCGCTCATAGTCGTTATCTTTATAGTCACATGGCTCTTCGTACGTTACAGAAGTCATTGTATCGTTAACACCATGTGCTGGCATATTCTTCCACTCTGTCATTCGAGTGTATGGCCCATCGTGTGTAAAGTTAACTACCGCTGCCGGTAACAGTTTCGGTACGGGTAGATCTACATTGTGAAATTTAAGAGAACGATAAGGCAGTTCACCATATTCGTAATCATAGTACTCGTCAATAGCCATTGAATTAAACACATGTTGGTACCAACCTTCCATGTATTTTTGAAATGGTTTATTCAATTCTACTGTAATATTCTTATGATCTAAAATCTTTTTGAACACTTCCTCATAGCCATCTTTTGGTAAGACTTGGAACTCGTCATTAGGAAAGTACTCTTCATTGTCATCATCTCTTACTGCAACTCTTTTAATAATAGACGGATCAAGTTCTTCTATGGTTTTTCCCCACATCTTATATGTGTATGGGGCATAGAACGTGCTAATAATATTGTCTTCGCCAACGATCTCTTTGGTTTCTCTATTGACTGGAAGCGTAACGTATTGGCCAGTGCTGAGGACAGCTTTAGCCTTATGCCTATATTCAACCCACTCACCAAACTGCGTAACCCAGTCATAAACCTTTTTATTGTTTGTATGAAATAAGTGTGGTCCATACTTGTGAATACGTATGCCGTGCTCATTAGTATAATCATACGCATTACCGCCAATGTGATCTCTTGAATCAATTACATGTACTGTATGGCCAGCTTTTGCCAGTTCATGTGCAATGACGCAACCTGAGAATCCAGCGCCTACTACTAGATATTCTTTAATCGAGGTCATAGAACCAGTCTTCTCCGATTTGTTGGCATGTACCAATCCAGTTCTTGTTCTTCTTTTGTAGTTCAATCATGCCTCTGTAAGTAGGAAGCTTATTGATAGGGCATTTAAGTATTGGTCCACCACTTTCATCGAGAGAGTTCACCTTCAGATTTTTTAAGTCCTTTGGAAAGACAAATTTTCCGGTTACACGGAACTCGCACTCTTGATGCTTGTACATGAGTGGTAGCCAATAATGGTGAAAAGCTTTTTGGTTGCCTTCAAACGTTGTAATTATGACCACGGCTTTTGTGCCTCCAAAACGGCTGAGTGTAGTAGTCTGATTTTTCCGGGTGTGTCAATACCTTTAAAGTCTTGTACACGGCTTTCAAAGTACTTGTGTTCTTTCACCATGACAAACTTTAAATCTTTGAGAGTTTCTATCAGTTCGGCCTTTCCCCATACGTAGATGTGTTCACCCTGTTGCCACAACAAAGCTCTACCACACTGTTCTCTAATAGAACGATCACGGAATTCTGGTGGACAGAACCCGTGTTTGACTACGTAAAAATTATAATAGGCTGCGCAAAAGAACTCTTCATCTGGTGTAAGTGACCATTCACCAAGTAGCTTATCAACAAACTCTCGTGGTGGCCAGACAATACGAATTGTACCACCGGGTTTCATAATTCTTTTCATTTCAATAAGAAAGTCTATGCCTTCTTTTTGAGTAAGGTGTTCTATGAAGTGTTCGTTATATACACCATCATAAGTATTATCCATGACTCCTCTCATAGGGAGATCACGCATATCGTATTTCTCTACACCTTTTGCAGGATCTGCAACGTCTCTTACGGCGTCCCAGTTAAGACCTCGTTTGGCACCAGCTGCAATTTCTAGATATCTTGCCATCTTTCATACCTTTCCATAATTTCGGCATATTAAACTTATCTCTTGCGAGGAAGTGATTAATTCTACCATCCGGTTGTCCACCACTCCACTGATAAGGCATTCTATTCCAATGTGTATCAAGCTCGTTAACGTTAAAGATTGACTGACTGAGTTGAAGGTTAACATACATTTGTTCTGTATATCGTGTATGCATTACATAGTTATCAACTGAAGTGAAGTGCTCACGTGCTTTCTCTCTACCATGTTTGGTCCATAATTGAAGTCCACCATTGAGATAACGGAATCTTTCATTTGGATACAAGACTGACTTTGGAAACATCCAGTCTTTACCAAACAGGTGTTGGCCATACGCAATAATGCCTCTTTGATATATTGGAACATCCATAACACGTTTAAGCCAACCTGCTGGATTGCCAGTATGTACACCTAGCTCATGCACCATTGCTACATCAGCACCGGTGTTAAAGCTTTCAAAAATGTTAAAGGGAGTTGTAACTAACATATCCAGATCGAGTGTCAGGATATTATCGTACTCTTCGTATTGAGGATCATAAAAGATACGTAATGAGTCAAGGCGTGGATCCAGATGTTCGAAATACCTGTCGTTTGCTAGCTTGTATTCTGCTTCGCAAAACTCGGCATACATTTGCGCGCACTCTGATCCAGCCTTGGCCCAATCTGGTAATTCTACTCCACCTAGATCCGCATCAAAAGACTCATACGGAATATAATATTGTAATATCAAATTTTTCATTATAAGTTATATATTACTTCTTTTTGGCGATAGCATCTGCTCCAAAGAAGGCTGAAACTAATACTGCAATTGATGCAAAGTATGTAGGCGCAATGTCAGCAATGAGTTCGGATGCTTTATCCATACCAAATCCTGATGTGATTGCAATACCGATTGGATAGATCAACAATCCAACGAGTGAGAACCATGCCATCTTACGAATTGCATCTCTCTGAGCATCAGCGTCTTCAAGCGCTTTCCGTTTAAATTCAAGATGCATGTCCATTTCTTTTTTAGAAACGTGACCATCACCATTAGTATCTGCACCTTCGATAGCTTCTGCATCGATAGTTACTGTTGGTTTACTGTCTTCTGCCATGTGTTATGCTCCGTAAGGATTATCTGTGCTATTACATATGCATCATTAAAACCATTACGAAGCGAGTTGGATCTATGTCCATTCTCAACAAACCACTCAAGCGTATTTATATGACTTCCTTCTGGCATATTATAACCATGAGTGATGTCTTCGAAGTCAGATCGTAGTCTTAGTATTTCGCCAATTTGCATGCTTTCTCCAATTCAACAAACAGGTATTCTTCAAGATCGTCTTCATTTGCTTGGTAGCGAATACCGATACCACCAGCTTCATTCCATCGACTGATATTTTCTGGTTTATCATCGATAAGAATATTTGGTCTACGAGTCAGTGGACTTATAGCATATTTATGCTTGTTACTGGTAAAAATCATGTTCTCAACCAATGGTGGAAGAATGTCCCATCGATTTAGCCATTGTCTTTTCCAATATGCTGAGTTATGATTATCACCGCGTAGTGGAGATGAACAGATACCCCATTCGGTTTCTTCTCGAGCGGCTACTAACTTGACACGTTTTACAAGTTCGTAAGTTGTTGGAAATATATCTAAGTTGTAGAAGAAGTCAGTATTAGCGAGTTCTCTAAACTTAATCTCACGATCTTGGATAGACTTCCAATGGCTTACACCATATCGTCTAGCAAGACCATTAAAGAAATCAGCAATCACACCATCCATATCAAGATAAATTGTCACTTATAGCTCCTGTAATAGTTTCATATACCGCAATAACAGCATCTGGTTGGTGTATACCAAGCAGAATACCTATAGTAAGACCAAGAAGAAAATTAAACATGACGAGCCACCAAAATGTCTGTCCACATTGATTGAACCAACTTTAGTTTTGATTCTAGGTCCTTAATCACTTTAGGTGATGTAGGCAACTGTGGCATACGAGCAACTTCATCCATAATCATCCGCGGAAGGATTCTTAGTTGACGACTAATAATTTCTTGTTGCTTTTCGGCAGACTCTTGAAGAATCATTCTTTTGAAGGCTGCATTTGAAATTGGCTTAGACATAATGATAATCTCCTCTTCATCATTTTATAGTTATATTATACACTAATTCTTTTCATACGTAAACAAAAAAGTGAGCAGATTTCATAAAAAAATGAGCCGTAGCTCACTTTTTTCTTTTCTTTCGGAGTCTACTATAGAGACGTACCGTTGTTTCTAATAGAATGTTTTTACGTTTTCGTCGGCGAGTACGTGCCGCTTCTGACTTAAGTATTCTAAGGCCTTTATCCATGAAACAACTTTCTTCGATTGTATTCGTCACGTGTCTCAATCATTTTGTCGATCCAAGCATCACGTGTTTCTTTGTACATAACTGGATGGAAGTCATCTACGTCCATAACAATACGAGTCTGGTTGATAGCCATACCAGTACGTTCCTCCCACATTACTGCGTAGGCGGCAAGTTGCATGAAGTAGTTACCAATGTTAGCTTTTTTCTTTGGCCGCCGGCTGGTTTTCCAGTCAACGATGGTAGGTACTCCATCCCACTCAACCACAGCATCACATGTTCCTGCCAGTTGTAGGTGATCAGAATATAGTGGCACTTCCTGCGCATAGACTTTTGTGACATGCTTATCCAACAATGGTCTAAGGTTTTCTAGAGATTGTACTACATGTGGCAAGAAGTTTTCTCTACAGTCTTTGTCATTTTGTAGATACTTTTCAATAAGACTATGTACTGCTGTGCCACGTGCCGCAGCACGTCCACCAATACGATTCGCTTCTTCTTCGCCAACACGCTTACGCCATTTAGCAATTGATTCTTCGCTTAAGATACTAAGGACAGTAGTAACAGAAGGATAAGCATTACCGTCCAAGGTAAGATACCGCCTCCCGTCAGGGCTATCTGTTCTGTCCAAGCTCTCATAGCCCATGTCGATTTTTTCATGGATAAACTCCATAGTTTGATTTCCTTTTTCAATTATTATTTATTATACCATAGTTATTCGGAAAAGTAAACAACTGATTCACAAATTAATCATTTTTTGTGTAATACCAATCTGCGGCACTAAAATCTAAATTATCGCCAACAGCAAGGATACATGCTTGATCTTGATCGATATTATATTCTACTACATGCCAACTATAATCATCTGAATTAGCAAATACGATGACAGGAAGTACTGCTCTATCATCACCTATTCTTGCAGCACCTATTCCAGCAAAGAGTGGTTCTTGTCCACGTTCCATCATTAGATCGTCGACGTTGTCTATTATATCGCATTGAACCGGTTTAGCAAACCATTGCGGTCCGGCCATAGCTGGTGTTACGATTAACGCAACACATAGGAAGATATATTTAAGCATATCATTTGAGTCCCATCATCTCCTTAGTTTGAATATAGTCTCTGACGATACCAGAGCGTACGATATCGTCCCAACCAAATTGAACTACTGAGAAATTTTTCATTCTTTCGATGATACTAACGAATTTCAGTAGTCCGTCCTTCTCACCTTCAGCTTTGAAATCAGACTGAAGATAATCACCGGCAAATATAATCCGGCAATTTTCACCTACACGAGTCATGATAGAATCGAGTTCGTGAAAGTTTAAATTTTGCATCTCATCAACAACAATGATAGCACGATCAAACGTTTTACCACGTATATAAGATGTTGTTTCAAACTGTATCTGATGACTATTTATCATTTTATTATAAGCAGTACTCGTTTGGAACAACTCATCACAAATCATTCTGTATGGAGTTTCAAATACAGATGTCTTTTCTTCTAGCTTTCCAGGGAGAAAACCAATCTCTCTGACAGCCACAACCGAACGTACAATAATGATTTTATCATACAATTTACTAGGGTTGTTTAGCATTTCATCGAGAGCAAGGTATAGTGCTATGAATGTTTTACCTGTACCTGCTGATCCCATAAGAATAAGGTTCTCTTCCTCATCCCATAGATTAAAAGTCTTTTCTTGATTCTTTGTAATAGGATCAAACTGATAAAGATCTTGTGGTTTTACACGTGATGAATTATTTTTTTGAGTCATGAGTTATCAATCGTGTTCCCAGGATATTTCTTTTTAATTGCTTTCAAATGACTACGGAAATCAGTATCAGTACGGCTGTGAATACTACCATGCTGAGTAATAAAGTTTGATGGTTGCAAAACATGAGACACGTTTTCCATTGTGTCGAGAACGATTTGTAACTCGTCGTAAGACATATTGACTTCCCACTCATCTCGAGTTTTTTCATCGCGTAGCGTGTAAACGGGCATTGATTTCCTCTTCCAGTTCTCTGCACCGCCCTTGTAATACGGCGATTGCAGTGTTTAGGTGGCCAGTGTCTTGTGGCTGTAACCTATCTTCAAGTAATTTGATTTCGTTTTGTAGGATTTTATATCTATCCATCGCTGTGTACATTATTAAACCACTCCGGTCTGTTGCGTTTCGTCCATACCATTTTGAAACGCTCTTGTTTTGTTTGATAGAAAAGTCTGTATGACTTTACTGGATCTTGGAACATACATTCAGGGTTTGATTTCATAGCCAATTCAAATGGAGTCAACGGCCCTTGAGGAATGTTGTCCGGTTTATTGTAGAGTGCTGCACCAAGTTCAACAGCTGTCTTATGATCTTTGTCATACCTGTATGTATATTCTTGAGCAAGTGCAATAAAATGTTGGTAGTGCCAATCATAATTATCGCTTGTGCGCATAGTCCATTGAGTACATGGATGGCCTACATGTACAGCTTTGTAAAGTAGTAACTCGCCTTCAAGGTCATCTCGACCAAGATATAGATCCCAGTACTTCACGTTTGTTTTGCCAGACTTTGACGGCCTACGATCAAGAATGCCATCCAGCACTCGATGTGCTGTGGACAACATTTGACCAGACTCTACAACCATTTTTGGAATATGCTTGTCACATTGCATCTGCGCAGCAATGACTGGATCTTCGTGTAAGATAAACAAATTCATAGTAAAAAAACCTCTGCTCTATTGATAAGTATATTATATCACAGAACAGAGGCAATGTAAACAATTAAATGACTGCGGCTAACCTTTCTTTCAAAAAGTTTTTCTTTTCATACAATTTTTTAACTCGGTCCAACGACCCTCTTATCTTTAGCTTTTTGATGTAAACATCCAATTCGAGGATGTCGTTACGTAGTCTTTCGAGTTGTATTGCTGGCATTTATTGTCTCCGGTTAGGGTTATGACATCAGTCCTGCAATAGGTTTGGAAACGCCTCCTGCACAATATTTCGAGTGATGCCTTCTGGTTTAGTTTTGTTTATCATATTAATGACGAGCTGAGCGTCAGAAGGGTCAATACCCTCTATCAAACCGATGAAAATACTTTCGCGCTTTGCTGGATGCAAGCGGTTGCTTTCGCGAACTCCTTTCACGAAATATACAAACTTTCTATGTTCTTTGTAGAGATTGGTAGGAGCGTTATGGGGATCACACTTCGTATATGGTGGATCACCCCCTGGAAGATTCCATTTGATTGTTGTGTCGAACGTCCCACGTAAAATGTCTTTAAGCGCCCAAGAATCATTATTCTTGAGGATCTCAATTTTAATATTCTTATGTCGAGCTTTTCGAACTTTGTCAAGAACTTCATGTACTAATAATTTATTCATAATTCTATTTATCCTTTTACATGTCTTGAGTGTATTTTGCACCCAATAAATTCATTATAATATTCATCACTTAAGAGAACATCGTATTGAAACTGAAGCTTTGCTTCATAGTACGACATAGATCCCTTAGACTTGCAAAGGTGTAAGATTTCTCTAGAATAGTTTTCTCTTCCTTTGTCTTCGACGAGTTGTTGCACTTCTTTGCTGGATCCATAGTAATCTCTCCAGTCAGATTCAACTCTTGTTCGTACTCTTCGATTTCTCTTTGAATTTTTTGGTAATGTTTTAGGCCGCCAGAAGTTCTTTTTACCGATATATTTCTTACCTGTATCCAGCTCTGTGATGAGATAAACGAAGCCTTGATATTCATCTGGG